CCCCGAACGCGCAGCAAGGCCGTTAAGAATTTTTTCACTGCGAGGTACTGACGCCATTTGGTCGTACGCACGTAATGGATAATAAAGTAAGTATAAAGTTACTAATAGCAGAGGATAGCCTGCTTCTGAGAGAGGGTGTCGGTACTGGGTTCGAAATAGTCACTGGAGTTGCCGTTTTGTGTCGATTCTACGATTTTCTTTATGCATTCAAACTGCTCAGAGCTGCACAAATCCGGGTTTGACGCCGATTCGTAACCTACATACAAACGTTCTAACTCTTTATCATTCATCAGGATATTCGAAACATCTTCCCAATCCATCTTCATCCCAGTTTTCGGAACAATTACCGCGCCAACCAATTCCGATCGTCGCGTATCCCAAATATATTGTATATACCGCCACAAAAGTGCTCGTGTCTTTAGGCACCCCCAAGACTCCAAACGAAGCGCATAAGCTCGCAACAGACTCCAACGGACGTCGTTGCTTTCCGAAGCGTATAGGAGCGAATCCATTATACGTTCGTGCTCGGGCACAGGTAAATAACAACCACTTTTTTCATGCAGTGTGGTAGACTGCGATAAGAACGATAACTCAACAACGGGTCGAGGATCCCACACTGGGGACTTGGTAGTCACACCGATTCCTGTCCATATTTCAGCAACAGATCGGGCATTAAACCACTCAATTATTTCCTGACTTACGCTAAAGGTATTGTCATCACCGTTCATTATCATTTCTATCCATTTGTGCATGTTTCGCTGTGAAAGTTTCCTTCCCTGTATCACAGTTAACTCTGCCTCAAGTTCCTGTTCATCCAATCCATGGTCATATGAAGCAGAACAAGAATCCAACAGCCGACGTATTTCTACTGCCCGTTGAAAATCCCCATTATACTTCTTTCTCCACAAAATAATAAATGCGTAGCAAAACAACCTATACAGAATCATTGTGTTATCAATGATAGTGTTGCCTTGTCCGCTTGGATTACCAGTATTTTTGACGATAACATCACCTAAAGGTGTAATCATGATGCTATTAACAACGTCTTCATAAAGATTCCGCATCCTTTGACAATTTTCATCTGTCCGATGGTCGGGATGGAGCATACCAATTCGTATCTCACACTGTTCATACAGTGCCCTAGCAAAAATGCTGGCATCAAAATCCGACTCATCCAACTCAAATCCAAAGGCGTGTTTTAACAGCCGGCGTACATTTCTATTCCAGCCGCCATAATATTTAGTCCCACCCACAAAGCTAACGGTTTTACCCGCACTCAGATAGAACTT